TCTTGCTGGTTTCTGTACTGGTATAGTAGAAAAGAAAAAGATTATAGATGGTTCTGCTATTAAACCAAGTGATAGAATTATTGGATTAGCAAGTAGTGGTGTTCATAGTAATGGATACAGTATCATTAATTATTTGGCAAGAAGACTGAAGTTAGGTTATTACAGTCATCCTGAGTTACTTACACCAACAACCATCTATGCTCCTGTTGTAGAACGCCTTTTAAAAGAAGGTGATTGGGTTTATGGTATGTCGCATATTACTGGAGGAGGTATCCCTGAGAACCTTCCTAGATGCCTTCCAGAAGGGGTTAAAGCACACGTTGATTGGAATGCTTGGAGTGTTCCAGAGATCTTCTTAGAGATCCAAAGACAAGGTAATATGGATGAGTTGGAGATGAGACGAGTATTTAATCTTGGTATTGGATATTGTGTTATAGTTCCTGCTAATCGTGTTGAGTTGACTATGGATATAATTAAGGATGAAGGTATAGATTGTTGGGAAATAGGAGAGGTTTATGAGGATAAGTGTTGATGACAGACGTATGTGTTCATACTGGTCCTCATGATTCTTCAGTCTCTATTTTAAAAAATGGAGAACTATATCATTTTATTGAAGAAAGATTCTCTCATTCTAAACATGCATCTACTGCAATATATTGTGTAGATCATATTAAAGAGTATTGTAATTATATTGACAGTTTATCTTTTTCTAATTTATTTTTTCAACATACTGATTTTGGGTGCTATGAGGCATTTATAACTGAGATATTAAAAATAAAAATGCCTCTAGTGAAGGGTTTGGTGCATATAGATCATCATTATCTACATACGAAAACTTCATACTGTCACTCTGGTTTTGATGATGCTGTAGTTTTAGTTATAGATGGTGCAGGTAGCACTTATACTTTTGGTAAGGAAAATCTTTCTGTATATCAGGCATCTGGTAATAATATTCATCCAATATATAAATCTATGATTGGTAATGGAGAACTTATTGATAATGCTCCAGATTTTGTAGATAAGAAAACAAATATAGGAGCAGGGTTTGTATATACTGCAGTTACAGAGTGGTTGGGATTTGATATATTAGAAGCAGGTAAAACTATGGGATTGTCTGCATATGGAAAAGATGATGAGAATATTTCAGAGATATTATCAATTGAAGATCATGGAAATAATAGTTGTACTTTAAGTTCTGATACTTTTAATAATTCCAATTCTGAATATACTGACGTGGCAAGTATTGGATCTTGTAGTGCTAATATAGAAATTGAGGGAAATAGGGAGAATGTCGCATATAGAGTTCAGAAAGATTTTGAGAAGTATTTAATTCATACTTGTAAGAAAGCATTATCTATGTCTAAATCTAAAAATTTAGTATTAACTGGAGGATGTGCTTTAAATTGTGTTGCTAATTATAAGTTACTTAAGGTATTACCTAATGATATTAATCTGTATGTTGATCCAACCTGCGATGATTCATCTGTTAGTATAGGAGGGGTGTATCATACACATCAGATTCCTAGTTTTAAATTGAAAAATTTATATAAAGGAAGACCCTTACAGTATGAATATGAATTACTAGATGGTGAAGATGAGTATGAAGCAACTGCAAAAGATATTAGTAAGATAATATCCAAAGGAAATATAGTTGCTATTGCTCAGGGAAGAAGTGAGATTGGTCCAAGAGCACTTGGAAACCGATCTATTTTATTTGATCCTAGAGTTAAGGATGGTAAGGATATAGTTAATAGAGTGAAGAAGAGAGAATACTTCAGACCTTTTGCTGGAACTGTTCTTTTGGAACATGCTAGGGATTGGTTTGATATGGATAGATTGGAAGAGAGTCCTTTTATGATGTATGCTGTTGATGTATTACCTGAGAAAAAAGATATAATACCATCAATAGTTCATGTAGACGGAACCTGTAGAGTACAAACAGTTACTAAAGAACAGAATAAAAATTATTATGATTTGATATCTGAATTTTATAAGTTAACTAGAGTTCCTATTCTTTTTAATACTTCATTCAATCTTGCTGGTGATACTATGGTAGATACTATTGAAGATGGTCTTTGGACTTTAAGAAATAGTGAAATAGAATATATGTATCTACCAGAAATAAGTTCATTAATACATGTTCCCAATAAATAACAATTTTAACTATGCCTGAACAACAAACTATTAAGTTCACTATAAATCAAGATGGAACCGTTTCTGAAGAAGTTTTCGGTGTTTTTGGTAATGAATGTGAAAATATGACTAAATCCATAGAAGAAAAACTTGGAAATGTTACTTACGTAGAAACAAAACCAGAGTATTATCTTGCTCAACCCATAGAAAATTTTTGGAAAAATACAACAGATGTCACACTTCAGCACGATCAAGACCAAGATTAAAGAGAAACCTTATCTCATTAAGGCACTCCAACTCCTTCAGTACGATGTTCAAGAGGATCAGGAATTAGTTAATCCTATTGATCATCAACATGAAAAGGTAAAGGTGGATGTTTCTATAGGGACTGATATTGGATTTCGTTTGAATAAAGAAGGAGTATATGAGCTGGTAGCAGATATACAAACTTGGAAAGATCCAGTTCCACCAAGAAGGTTTATTGAAAAGGTTACTCAACAATATGCAAAGGTTACAATTTTAGATACTGTTACAGAACAGGGATTTACAATTGAGGAAGAATCGACTACAATAGATAATGAGATTACAATTACTGCAACTAGATGGCAATAAAATTAACCCTCCTAAAATCAGGAGAGCTTCTCATATCAGATGCAAAGGAATTGGTTCAAGAAGATGGGCAATTAGAACCTTATGCATATCTTTTAAATCGTCCTCATGTAGTTATAACATCACATAGGCAAGAGGATACTGAACAAATAGATGTTATTTTTAGACCTTGGATTGTTATTTCTAAGGACAGTAATGTTGTAGTTCCTACTGATTGGGTTGTAACTATTGTTGAACCTCTTGATAGTGTTAGAGAAATGTATGTTGAAAAACAAAAAACATTTCCAAAAGAAGAACCTTTAGATTTTACGGAGAATAAAAAAGATGGCGATTAAATGTCTATTACTCGATGCGAATAATACTTTGATTACTGAAGTTGAAGAAATAATGGGAGAACCTGGTGAACCTGATTGTAAGTTGATCAATCCCTATTTGTTCAATTCTGTAGATAATATGAAACCTTGGTTAGAAGCTTCCAATCAGACCGAATTTATGCTAAGATCTGATAACATTCTTACTATTGCCGAACCCACTCAAGAGGTAATTGATAGGTATACTGAACTCACTTCATAATGAAAAAAGCGAAGGTTGATTTATTCTCCACTCCAGTTCATTTATTTAAATATGAAAATAATTCTATTTTAGATGAATGTAAAAATGAATTATTAAAAATGGATATTGGTTGTACCGAAGATAATTTACACCTTCATCAACCTTTTTCTAAACTTTCTACTTTATTATTAGAATCTGTTTCTGAAGTATTTGATCATTACAAGTTAATAAGGGATAGTGAATATATTACATGTATGTGGGCAAATATTTCACCTTCTTACAATAAGCATCCAATACACCTTCACGCAAATTCTTTTTGGAGTGGTGTGTTATACTTAAGTTGTCCTAAACCAGATACTGGTTCTATTGTGTTTAAAGATCCTAGACAAGCATTACTAACTCAGTATTTTGAGTATGAAGAATCAAATCAATTCTCTATGAGATCTGCTCAAATGGAACCTGAAGAAAATAAATTATTATTATTTCCTAGTTGGTTGGAACACGGAACACTTGCTGGAGATTTTTCTGATTCTGATGATCAAAGAAGAATATCACTTTCTTTTAATGTAATGCCAAGATGTGATGTAAAAAATTATTCCAATCAATATAATTATCAGTAAGTTGCAATGAGATTTTATACAAACGTTCAGATGGTTGGAGACAACTTCTTGGTGCGTGGTTACGAAGATGGTAGACACTTCGCAACCCGTGAGAAGTTTTACCCAACCCTTTTTGTTGATACAAAAAAGAAATCAAAATATAAAACTCTAACAGGTGAACCTGTAGAGGCAATTGAACCAGGCACAGTTAGGGAAACCAGGGAGTTTATTAAAAGATATAATGAAGTTGATAATTTTAACATATATGGTAATGAGAGGTTTATTTACCAGTATATTTCTGATAAGTATCCTGAAGAAGAGTTAAAGTTTGATATTCAGAAGATTAAATTAGTTACAGTTGATATTGAGGTTAAATCTGAGAATGGATTCCCTGATGTAGAATCTGCTGCGGAAGAAATACTTCTTATATCAATACAGGATTATAATACAAAGCAGATTATAACTTGGGGTTTGGGTGGTTTTAAAAATAAGCAGAAGAATGTTTTATATAAGTCATTCAGGACTGAGTATGAACTTCTGAATGATTTCATTAACTGGTGGATGATTGAGACCAATACTCCAGAAGTTATTACTGGTTGGAACAGTAAACTTTATGATATTCCATACATGTGCCGTAGGATTGAAAGAATCCTTGGTGAGAAATTGATGAAAAGAATGTCACCTTGGGGTCTTGTAACCGAGGAAGAAACATTTATTGCTGGTCGTAGGCATATTTCATATGATATTGGTGGTGTATCTCAGTTAGATTACCTTGATCTCTATAAGAAGTTTACTTATAAGGCACAGGAATCTTATCGTTTGGATTATATTGCTGGTGTTGAACTTGGGCAGAAAAAATTAGATCACTCTGAGTTTGATACTTTCAAGGACTTCTATACTAATGGGTGGCAAAAGTTTGTAGAATACAATATAATTGACGTGGAACTTGTTGACCGTATGGAAAGCAAGATGAAGTTGATTGAACTTGCTCTCACTATGGCATATGAAGCTAAGGTGAATTATGAGGATGTATTCTATCAGGTTCGTATGTGGGATACGATAATCTATAACTATTTAAAGAGAAGGAATATTGTTATTCCTCCTAAAAATAGG